TCCCATCCAAGAGTTACACCGCTAATCTGAGTTGGGAAAGCACCAACTAGCTGATAAACACGAAGAACTTCTCCGTCCTTAGCAAACTGGGTTACATCAACAGCAAATGCCTTATACTGCTCAAAAGAGGCTTCAGGTAGACGAATGTTAGTCTGCATAGTGTTGATAGCATTCTGCCATGCTTCAAACATTGAACGTACAGAGAAATCTTCATCGTTCATTACTGTGATTGACCAATCAGCAAAAGATCTTTCACCAGCAACTTTAATCTTACGACCGAAGTATGGTACTTCAATCTGAGAAATTGTTGACTCAGGAAGTTCTGCTGCTCTACAAGTGAACACTAGCTTTTTGAATGCTTCTGGGTTCAAAGGTAGAGTAGGTGGTGGTGTTACTTGGACTTGGAAGAGGGAGGGGCGTGCGCCCCCCCATGGTAGTCCGTTTACTTTAAAAGAGTTAATATTAAAAGCCATCTATTTTACTCCTAGAATATTTTATCTATTTATTAAAACTTACCGATAACTTCAGAGAACTGAACACCAGTTGGGACAGCAACGAAGTTAAGCTGGATAAAGTTAATGCTTCTAGCAGGTTTAATATAGATGTCTCCAACAAACTGATTGGTGTCAATAATTTGTGGAGTGTTATTAGTGTCGTCACATACAACATAGAAGTCCGTAATACCACGACGTCCCTTGATGGTGCGTAGGTATGGTGTTACAAGATTTCTAAACTGTGCTCTAGTGAAAGCATCATTGAACTCGAATAGCTGATATTTAGCAGCAGTAGCAATTGCCTTCTCAAGAACAATAAACAATCTGCGAACGTTAATACGATCGAATGCAGATGGCTTATCCTGAAGTGTCTTATCTCCATAAAGAACAGTTCCCTGTCCTGGGAATGTTACAACAGGGTTGATGCCGTTGCTATAGAGAACGTCACGTTCAGCCTTGCGTGGGTTAAATGCTAGTTTCACAAGGTTCTTGATATGACCACGGTTGAAACCAGCTGGTGACCACCAAGCGTCATTTGTAGTATCTGTTCTTGCGCAGATACCAGCAATGTCACCATTTAGTGGGACCCAACGATAAACGTCGTTGTAACGGTCATACTGATACTTATAACCTGAATCCATGATAGCATAAGAAGAACTGTTTAGAGCGCCTCTCCATGCCTTTAGATCCACAGCTTCATCGCCGACGTTATTAAGAACAGTTGATCTTTCTGGAGATACTAGAACAACACAATCTCTTCTAGTTTCTGCTAGATTATCAATCAAGTAATTAGCAAGCTGATAACCTGATACAGTTCTACCTCCAACTGAAGTAGTTCCACCGACTGGCTTTCCTTGGATAACCAATGAGATGTCAATGTCTTCAGCTGACTGGAATAGGTCATATGCTGCACCTAGAATGCCAATTGTAGCTGTTGATTCATTTAAACCATCAGCACCAAGCGCAAAAGTGATATTTGCAGGGGCAGAAGAGGAGGCCGATACAACGTTTAGAGCAGTTGCCGATGGAGCGCTACTACGATCGTTTGCCCAACGGATATAATTAGAATTCTGGTTAATTATATCTTTGTAGTAGTTACCTGTACCGTCGTTGTTCTTACCATCAGTAGCACGTGATAGACCCTTATAAACTTCAAGAATTGTTCCTGGAGTTCCGGTAAACTTACCACCATCGTCAACAACTACAACGTGAAGTTCATCCTGTGCAGAAGTATTACCGTTATAAAGAACGTAATCTGACTGACCAGGAGCAACATCAACAACGTTAAAGAATTCCCAATAACGCTGAACAGTGTTAGTTGTGAAGTTAGTTCTTAGTCTATATGGATCTTCAAAATCAATCTCAACCACTGTAGTATTTGCAACTAGAGTTGCATTAGCTCCAGAAGTATAAGATATATCAATCTCTTCACCAAATGGTGTCAAAGATAGTTTTAGACCTGAAGAATTAGCCTGAATGACGTTATAGTTAATACCCTGAGTCAAACCAGTGATCTGGCTATTACCAGCAGTGTTAGAATAGTTAACAATATCACCGTTTGAATAAGGATTATTGGCAATAGTGATAAAGTTAGTATTGCTAGAAACGTCTAGACCGCTGAAACCAATAGTTGAAGTGTTAATGTAAGTTGAATTGCTACCTACAGAAACATTTTTAACCATCAAATACTGCTGATTAATTGAACTATTACCAGCTAGGATCTGATCGCCGGCAGCTACTTTAGCAGCAACAGCGTTTGCAGCAGCATTTGTAGTGCCAGCAAACTTAATTGTTGCAACGTTTGAACCGAGGCGGAATTCCAGTAGAGCGTTTGCGGAAACGCCACTACCAGCAACGTTTGCACCAACTAGAGCAACATTTGAATTGAAACTATCAGCGTTATCGCAGATACCAATTCTTAGAGAATTGCCCATTTCTCCAGGGAATCTTGCAACGTAAATAACGTCTGGATCGAAGTTTCCGTCCTTATCAGCATAGTCGTTATCATTCTTTACAATCTGATTTACCAGATTAGCTACGAAAGAATTAGCCCCAAAAGCTGAAGAATTTGGTTCCATAGCTACAGAGGTATAAACTGAAACTGGATCAGCAAAATAGAAACTTACGCCGTTCTGAGTAGCAGTAACATTGCTTGAAAGAGTTACAGAGCTTGAGTTCTTTGAGACAACAGAAATAGTTGAAAGAACAGCTGAATTAACTGTACTGTTACCAAATGTAATGTTAGAGTTTGAACACTGGTTTAGATACATGCCTACTGTGATTGCAGATGTATTAGAAACCAATAGAACGTTAGTTGCTCCGGATGTGTTAGCAGAAACGACTGGAGTTGCTCCAGTTACGTCAGCAGCACGTGAAACCCATAGACGGTTTGTATATGATAGAAAGTTTGCAGCTGTGAAAAATGTTTCTCCGTTGAAATTGGTTGGTTTACCAAATCTAGAAACCAGTGCATTTTCAGAGTCGATTAGAACTCTTTCTCCGATTGGACCCCAACGGAATACGCCAGCAAAGGCGCCATCAGTTGTGGCGACTGAAGGAACGACTGTTGTAAGGTCGATCTCAGATACATTTACTCCAGGTGATAGTTGGAAAGCCATTTATTTTTCTCCCTTTTGCGAGAACTTACAATTATGAATTTTTTATATTTATAAAATGAGCTTTTTTAGAAGTCCTGCGGTTGGTTCCACATCCAAGAATCACCTACAAATCTTTCATATTCTTCTTCTACAAAATCATCCCTTCCGGAATCCACAAACCCAAACGGAGCAAGATCCTGCTCAATGTCATCCTCAGTTTTATCTCTAAGAGACATAAGAGTATTGATATTGGTATAGTCTTTAAAGTATTGTTGATCTGATAGCCAAGCAAAGAGAACTAAACACATTACTAAGTCATCGTGTTTACCAGACTCTGCTTCGTATGAAGTTCCCTTTTTAGAAAAGGTGCCTAATTCACTGATAGTGTTCACATCGTTTACTATCAGCTGGTTTTGCTCGACCAGTAGTTTTAAAATAGAACACCCAATAGATTTTACAATTTTGGTGGTCCTAATACCCTTATCAACACTACCGCCACCAAATCCAGTAGTGATTCTCTTACCAGATCTACCAGCGTTTTCGGTAAAGAGAACATTTTCATAACCAAAATCATAATTAAGAGAAGTTGAAACCTGTTCACCTATATCGTTCACCTCAACAAGAACTGAAGCGTTGTTATAAGCCTTAGCAGTTCGGTGAATAATATCGGCATAATCTAACGGGGTAATGGCATTATTTCTATAAACACCCACTTGTTGATAAGGCATAGAAGTAACATCTATCAACTGAAATGCTGAATAGTCCAACCCCTTACCACGAGAAACGTCACATACCATCATATAAACATGATTAGGTTCTACGGCTTTAAATTGGGTCAACCCATCTTTTTGTAAGATTGGGTTTTCAGAAACTAACTCTTTAAGTTTCCAACCAGCAATCAAGGTACCAGAAGAACCTAAGAATTCGCAATTATACTCCTGATCGAACTTCTCGAGATCAAAGTTCATACCAGCTAGAGTATCAGCCTTCCACTTTTCATCTCTGCCAGGAACCGCTTGCCAATTAACTAAAATCGGATGGTATCCATTAGTTCCCTTTTCGGCATTAGCCCAAGTAGCATGGAAATGGTTCAAACCGTTCGGAGTTGAAACCAGAATAATCTTTGATTCCGAGCCTGACGAAATAGTAGGATAAACCGAGGTAAAGAATTCATCCCAGTTATCAATGAACGCCGCTTCGTCGATGAATAGAAGGTTGATGGTATAACCACGGATGGCGCTGGCGGAAGTAGCAGCAGCCAAAACACGGCTGTTATTTTCAAGGACGAATGAACCTTTGTTCCATTCAACAACACCCTGCTGAAGCCATTTTGGTAAGTGCTGGTAAGCCAACTGAACACGACCAAGAATTTCTCGAGCCGTATCGCCCTTGTTGGCTAGTAGGGCTACGGTCTTATCAGGATGAAAAATTATATACCAAAGAATAAACGCACAGGTAGTAGTTGACTTACCTGCCTGACGAGCGGTGGTAACAATTGTATAACGGTTGTCTTTAAATGATGTTACCATTTCTTTCTGGTAACCATACAAATTGAAACTTGTAAGACCCTCATTAATTGAGATGATCTTCATATAGTTTTCAGTAAAATATATGGGATCGTTCTGACATCTAACATACTCCTGAACAAGATCTGGAGTCCATTCAATGTTCTGATTAGTTTTCTTTAGAAGAACGTTACCCTTATAACCACCCACCAACTCATTCATTATTCTTCATATCCTTAAGAACTTTTTGTAATTCTGCTGTAGAACCTACGAATAGATTGTTATTGATAGTTTGCGCTTTCTCGCTAATTGGTGAGTCTTTTGCATCAATTTCACGGATCTTAGACTGAAGTTCTAACAACTCTTTATTAGTGCTTACCACTGTATCCATGAGTTTAGCTAGAACTTCGAATGCACGTGGGTGCTGCGATTGACCAGCTATTTCAGATAGCTTATCAATTGCTTCTTGACCTGTTTGGATAACTTCGTAAAGATTAGCTCGGGCTGCTTCAAAATCGTTTCTAGCAGAATCATCATGAGCTTTGGCTATCAAAGTATCAATTTGTTTTTCATATTGTAACGGAGTAAGAGACTTATCCGATTCATCATTTTTTTCTGTCATTCTATCTCATCAGTGTTGTAGATTTGAGTTATGAAACCATAATCGTCATCAGAATTTACTTCAATATAAGGAACAGTTCCTGTATTGGCGTTTGGACCACCAAAGTAATTTATAGGGTTACCATTAGCGTCTAATCCAGGTTGAACTGTTATCTTTTCTGCCATTGGGGTAACACCCTTACCTTCAGCGGCAGTGTTTGTTGAAGGTATATAAAACTGTGTTCTAACAAATTTAATGATACCAGAAGATCTAATAGGACCATAAAGATAGCCTTTTAGAACAAAATCTAATTGCCAAATTATAGCTCTTCTTTCACTATAAGCTCCATCATATGTGTCAGAATAGCTGATATTATTTAATATGATTGGAATATCCATTGTAACATTAACTTCTGGTATTAAGTTACATGTTGTTGTCCAATCAGGAGTAAAATAAGGAAGTATTTGTTCAACAATTTTTGTTCCATCTTCAGCGTTTTTAGCGTAAATGTAAACTTTGAAATCTATATTATATGGAACAGGATTATACTGATATTTGAATTTATCAGCGTCAGTAGCATCCCTAACTGAAACTTTACCAACAGTGTTTAATTTTCTAGAACCGTCATAAACCATTTTACCCATTTCAAAGGAAATCATAGGTAAAGGCGCAACTGCACTTGGTTTATCTAATGCTGGATCTTGGATAATTCTAGCTAACATTTTATCTTTAGGAGCATATGTAATAGGAACTCTTACTAAAGATGTAACTGTGCCAGAAGAATCAGTTTTAGTTATACGAATCTGATTAAGTAAGGTTCCCATAAGAATTACATATTTTCTTATAAGACCAAAATAAAACGGTGAACCAAACATTAAATGTTACCTTCGCTAAATGGATCTAAAGAACTGAAGTCAACAAACATGTCAGACTCTGTTTGAATTTCGTCATTGTCTGAAGCTGGAACTAAATCTTCCAATGAGAATTTTTCTAATACTAGATAATCGCCCTCTTCAGTCATAATAGAAATTTTATTAGAACTTTCTGTTCTTATTGTCCAATCCAGAATATTTGTATCGTTCTTTCTTTGAATAGAATCAATTTCTGGAATACCTGTATTGAACAGTTCTCCGGAATATTCAAACACTTCACAAGTCATTTCCCATGTTTGAAGTGCACCTAGCTGATAAAACATTTCATATTTGTTAACATACTTAATCTGAAACGCTCTTTGATTCAAAGGAAAATAGATAATATCTCCTTCGTTTGGTCTTACCTGTGCGGTAAACTCACCAACTTCTTCATTAAAGATTCTACGGGCAACAGAGAATACAACTTGATTGCGAATTTCAACGCCAAACTTAGATAGAAATTCTTGATCGCCACTAAACCCGTCAATGGATTTAATATACATTTCTATAGGATAAGCTACTTCATAAGAAGATTGATCGTCCGCTCCATACACATCATCGTAATTGTTTAATTTACGAGGAACGTAATATATGTCATGTCCGTATATTTTTATCGACTCAATTACCAAATTCTCAAGAAGTAGTTGTTCTTGAGATGCTTGGAAATTGTTGAAGAAAAAGTTAGTGGCCATGATTATCCAATCATATCAGTTGCTGGCAAGCTGTATGTGTAAATCATTTCTCTTTCTAAGGCTTCTCTTTCTTGAGTGGCTTCATCGTATATTTTCTGACCATTGAAAGTTAAGCCTCCAGGCATTTTCATACCTTCAAACTTTTTAAGATTTTGACCCCACTGCTGTTTAATCAAACAAGAAGCATAACGCCCTAACCAACGATCGCCCCAAGCATCAGAATAAACTGCAGGGTCTACGATTTGATATGCTTCAACGATTAGATAATTACCAACAGCAACTTGATCCCAAGACATGTCAATGTAAAGTCTATTAATATGTCTATTATATCTAAGTGGTTGTTGTCCAACTAGCATTTGTTCTAGGAACTGAACATGATTCATGGCCATATAATATGGCACCATAGAAACTGATGTCAAAGTGTAAAGATCGTTTAGTGCAATCTGATAACGGATATTGAATAGGTTATTCAAACCAAGCGCAGAGCCAAGAGGGAAGATATTTACCGCTCCAATTATGTTCTCTGGGAGAGTAATATATTTGTTGGCAATATCAGTTGAGTCTATTTGTCTTTTATAATAGGTCTTTTCAGAACCATCAAAATGATAATCCCAATAATATCTTAGAGCTTCGTCAATACGATCTGAAACCTGATCGTCGTCGACGTTGATTTCAACAACTGGTTTACCTAATTTTCTTAGGCAATATTCAGTAAATTCTGCTCTTGTTGTTGGCACTGCCATTTAATTACCTTTGAATTATGTTTATAATTATTTAGCGGATTGTTCTTGTGAAGATTGTTTAGCAAGTTCTAATAATTTTTGAAATTCTTCCTCTGTTATCCATTTAATATTATTGTTATCCCAAAAATATTTTTTACCATCATCTGGATAAGGGAATGGAGGAATCCATTCAATTTTTGCTTCATCTAACGTCCATGTATCTTTAAATGGAAATATTTCTTTTGATATTCTAATTTTTTCTGCTTTTTCAGATGGAGTTAAATCTCTAATTATATGAACATCTCTCCAGATATTATCAATTTTTTCATAATGGGTGCTATCATGAGTTTTTGATTGATCATATATTGGTAAAGGAACTCTTATAAATTTTTCAAATCCTTGAGGCGGATTATCAACGTCTAAATCGGGATAAAACTGCCTCAGATTCCATTCTGCGATTGGATGTTCAAAAGGTTTTCCTTCTACAACTCTAATAAAAAAATGTTCAGACATTTTAACTCCAATTAATTGTGACCCAACCGTTAGCTCCATTGCCTGGGGTGCCGGCGTTATAACCTCCAACATTTACTCCGCCACCCCCTCCGACGGTTACAGGATAAGACCCTGCCCAGACAGGAAACCCAGAAGTTATTTGATGTGACCATTGTTGAGTAACTTTTCCTCCAGCGCCGCCATTACCACCGCTATATGCTGGTTGGAAGGCATAATTGAAATATCCGCTACCACCACCTCCACCAGCTCCTCCGCCTCCGGTTGTTACAGATCCTCCTGATCCTCCACCATTAGTACCTGCACCACCGAAACTTGCAAATCCACCGCCACCACCACCTGTCCCAGCAGTAGCAGATAATCCATTAAAAGAACTGTTGGCGCCACTGTTTCCTCCAGATCCGCCTTCGGCTATAGCAAAATAATATAAAAAAGCATAATAAGCGCCTTCACCACCACCACCGCCACCTGCCGCAACATTAGCAAAAACTGTCTGGTATGGATATACTAACCATGAATATGAACCAGGAGTGCTGTAAGTATTACTTCCTGCCGCTGGTTTCCCATAACCAGTACTTATGGATATCGATCCAGAAGGAACACCAAAAAGATATCTAGTGTTAGCTTCTCCAATAGAAATTTCAGAAGTGGCATTTCCTTTTGTTATAGTTGCGATATCTGAAAATGATATTTGTCCGCTAGATGGTAATGCCATTATTTACCTCTTTTTAATTCGTCTACTTCATTTTTGAGGTCTTTGATTGCTTCAATTAACAAAGCCACAATTCTATCATATTTAACCGCCTTAGTGCCGTCTTCTTTAGTTGCAACTACTTCAGGCAAAACCTTTTCAATGTTTTGAGCAATAACGCCGACATCATGTCTACGGATAAAGTATCCATCTTCACCACCACGAGCATCCATGAATTCCTGGGTCCAATCAAATTCTACGCCGTCAACAGCCATAACTTTTTCAAGAGCGTTTTCAATTGGTTTTACATTTTCTTTGAAGATGGCGTCTGAAGTATAATAAGCTGTGATGTTATTATTTGCTCTAATTTCGCCAGCAGTTCCGGAAGCAGCAGTACCAACACCAATTGAATTAAATTGTGAGTTCTGCGAAGTAGAAGTGAATGTTGCAGCACTTCCATCAATCGAGACGCCTGTGAGAGTTTGAGACCCTGTTGTTCTATTAATTGTCAGTGAAGTAGTGCCAATAAACATTGTTTGGTTTGTTGCTGCAGCGCCGATCTCACCAAGAGTCCATGAAACAGCAGCAGATCCATCAACAGATTTACCAGTTGATCCGATAGTAATAGTTCTTGACGTACCCCATGTAGCAGTTGTAATAGCAGCAGAACCATTGAAGGCGGAACCATTAATGTTTCTAGAAGTAGCCAATGTGGCTGCACTGTTGACGTTAAGATTTCCTTCAGTCTTACCATAAGCTGTAGTGGCATTATTGACGTTAAGATTTCCTTCAGTCTTACCATAAGCTGTAGTGGCATTATTGACGTTTAGTGTAGCCTCAGTTTTACCATAAGGACCAGTACTATTACCAATTAAAGTCGTTCCTACGTAATATGATACTGCATTAACGACTGTAGCATTGGCAGTAAATGCAGTTCCAACGGTATGACTAGCAGCGTTCATAGTTCCAGTGTGATAAACACCAGTGGCATTGGCAATAAGAGATGTTCCAACAGTATGTGACGAACCGTTAACTACACCAGCGTAAACTGGTAGATAAGCAGCGACATTGGCGTTTAAGGTAGAATTAAGCTGATAGGAAGCAGCAGCTGTTCCTCCTAGATTTGTGGAGTTATTAGCTGTTAATGCGCTATTTACGTTTAGAGTGCCTTCAGTTTTACCGTAAGCTGTTGTGGCATTATTAACGTTCAGATTGCCTTCAGTTTTACCATAAGCTGTTGTGGCATTATTGACGTTTAGTGTAGCCTCAGTTTTACCATAAGCATACGTAGCATTATTAACGTTAAGATTGCCTTCGGATTTACCGCTAACAAATGACGTATTATTAGCAGATAAAGTTCCAATATATGTTGCATTAACATGAACGCCAGTGGCATTTACTACAGTACCAGTTCCTGGAGTAACAAACAATCCTAAAGAATTGGCAGTAATACCATTATTAGCTAGAACAGAAACCGTTCCGGATGTCGTGAATGGACCGCCAGTTAGACCGTTACCAGTGCCAACAGAAGTTACAGTTCCTGCATTAACGTCATCAGCAGCCCAATAAGTGGCTGTACCATTAGAGTGAAGAACTTGGCCAGCGGTTCCGTAAGTGCCATTAGCAGAAAGGCCAGAACCTAATATTAGGTTAGCATTATACGTATAAACACCAGATATTGTAAATGCCGCAGTGGTATTAACAACATTAGCTGGCATTCGAGCGTATGGAAGAACGCCTGTGGTTATATTAGTAGCATTGGTGTAAAAAGAACCAGGTTGGCTGTTTAAATTAGTGGCATTAGTTGCCTGCACAGCACTGTTAACATTTAGAGTAGCTTCTGTTTTACCATAAGGTCCAGTAGCATTACCGATTAATGTTGCGCCAACATAATATGAAACAGCATTAACTACTGTAGCATTAGCAGTAAAGGCAGTTCCAACAGTATGACTAGCAGCATTAACGATACCAGTGTAAACACCAGTAGCGTTAGCAACAGTAGAAGTGCCAACAGTATGACTAGCAGCATTAACGATACCAGTGTAAACACCAGTAGCGTTAGCAACAGTAGAAGTGCCAACTGTATGACTAGCAGCGTTCATAGTTCCAGTATGATACACACCAGTAGTATTGGCGATAAAAGTTGTTCCGACAGAAACACTAGTGCTGGTATTAGCGAAACCAACAATCGTTGTATTTCCGAGATAAACATCCCCTATAGTAGAAAGACGATGGGTGGGAGACGAATTATTGATGCCCACATTACCTGTAGCGGTAACAGTAACTGCTGTTCCTAGTAAGGTGGTATTTGAGCCTGTTTCTAGACCGTTCTTTACGACGAAATTTTTATCTGCCATGGTTCCCTGTCCCCTATGGTGTTGTTTTTTTAATATTTAGTCATATCGAAGGTTAGATTGCTCGCTCTATGTTGTAAATAGATTTATAAAATGCCGTTCTTCAAGAACGGCATCACAGTATTATTTAATGACTTTATCTGCAAGAGGACCAGCTGGAGGTGACGCTCTTAATTGTGCGTCAGCCTGTTTCTGGACTTCTGTGAAAGTTATCAGAACAGTTTCTAATGGTAGTTTAGAAAGCCCAAGCATCACAATATTTAGCTGTTCAATCGTCAATTCAAGTTTAACATTCTTATCCATAATTTACTGTCTCCTTATTTTAGGTATTGCTAATCGCCGTATTTGGCGCTGGTGCCCATGGTAGAGTTGCATCTACTACAGGATTCTTCTTATCGTCGATTTGTTTCTGTATCTGTTCGTTAACATGTTCTTCGTATTGTCCAACAACCACTGCTTTGATCCAAGTAAGAACGTCGTCTTCAGTCAAATCTGAAAATGGAATGAAAGAAGTATTAGCTGGCATATTATTGGAAGAAAATGGAGTTGCTCCAGAAAATTCTCCATCAAGATCGCCTTCAGTCCCTATTTTCTTCCAATATGTCTGCACGACAACATCGGAAGTATTAGCAACAGTTGTAGTTTTTAATCCGGTTACTTTCCAAGAATATGTTACCGCCATTTTATCCTCTTAGATTATGTTTTAAGTTATTTATTGTAATCCTAATGCTTGTTTCAATTCATCAATAGTTAGACCAACACGCTGCAGTTTTTCCTGAACTGTTGGTTCTGGTAATGGTTCTGGTAATGGTTCAGGCTCTTCTGGTTTGTTACCTTTTTTTAACCATGCCTGATATTCTGCCCATTCTTCTGGATTATTGGGACCTAATATCATACCATCTGTTAGTCTTACAACCGCATTTGTATGGAGCCTTGATTTATAATTAAGTTTTGTCATTAGTTATATCCATATGCTCTTACTGTCCCTGTGATGTTTCCTGATGATGCATACATTTGAAATCCGGTTATAGCAACCGTTGATGCTGTATACCATCCTCCACCAATATACAAAGCAGTATATCCTGTCGTGTATGTCGGACCATTAACCTTGTAATCCCAAGTTTTATAAGTAGAACCCGTCACATTATAAAGATACATAGTACCACATATACCAGATCCGCCAGTGGCTGTTGTAATGAAATATGACGGATAAGTCATTGATAATTGTGTTGCTGACACTGAATGGAATGCACCAGTATTATTATTGAATATACCATAACCCATACTTTGATATCCAGCCGCTGCGTTGAGATATGCGCCGCCACCATATAACTGAAAATAAAGAGTCACCGACTGAGTTACAGGCAACAGATTTTCAAACACCAATTCGTAATTTCTATAACCAGAAAGAACAGTAGTAGCGAGAGAAGCGACATTCGTGCCGGTGATCGTAGTAACCAAGTTTCTTGATCCATTACCGGTTGCCACAATACTGTTATCCGGATATGTGATACCACTGGTGCCGTTTATAGTGATCGCCATCTAGTTACTGCCCACAAGTAAGCGTTAAAAGTTCTTCAAGAGTAGTCGTAGAATCCACTACCTGAGTAATGTTACGAAGGCGGTTCTTTTCAGCAACAATAGCAGTTGTATCAGCACCAGTTTCCTGTGCCTTCATGAAAAGAACATCTTGTGCTGCTAGTAGAGGAGCACGTTCGTTTCTTAGGCGAACCTTGGTGATCTCTCTTGCTTTATCAATATTGACAGTGATTGTATTAGCATCCATTTCCCAAGCATCAGAAAACTCTGGATGTTCTGGAAGATCAGAGGTATCAACAATACGAGCAAAGTTACCTAGGCCGCCTTTGTCTAAAATCTCTTGTGGTGTAAATTCTTTGGAAGGTGAGGTGATAGAAACACCGCCCTGTCCGTTTTGTGATATAATAACTTCAGCCATTATTTTGATTTCTCCTATTGAATTTTTACCGAACTACGTTACAATTGATGTTAGGTGCGTCGGAACTAGTTGAATTGCCGGCGGAAGATTGTATTCTAACAACTGAGGCACTGACATAAGAAAATAGAGTAAGTGCTTCTGAGTTAACTCCCTTTGGACCAGTAATACCGGAAGCACAATAATTAACGTCTGTTAAAGCAGTAGTAAAATTCATGCTGTAGTCGCCGGAACCGTTATAAGTTACTGAAGACACATTAAATGAGGCACGAACAGAATATGGAGAATTTCCTTTATAATTCATCCATGCTTTTAAACTACCTCTGATAATATTAGTAGCACTAGTGCTATTTGTTTCATCTGATATTGTGCTTACTGTTAATGTACCTGCCATTATACTTCCTTAGTGAGATAGTCTGGCCAGACCTTTTCTAGTTCTTCTATGGTTCTGGCTGCTTCTAATTCTGGTAACTGTGTAACGTCTCTTAGTAATTGCTTACGATTAGCAATGGCCTTTTGATATTCTGGTGTTCCTCTTTCCAACGCTATAAAATACTGCGTGTCAAGTTTCGGAAACAGTAGTTCTCTAGCCTGTCTCATTCTGTTCTTCCATATATCTTTCGCCTTGTCAATGTCTATAGAGATAAGTTGTTCTTCTGTATCTGATAGACGCCACGCATTTCTATATGTCTGGTCTACCGGTATATCTTCCCTTGTAACAATTCTATACATTTGTCGGTTATACTTATAATCAGGATGCCATACTCTTGCCGGGACATCCTTCTTTAGAATATACTCAATTGCCTCTTCTTCTGTCATAGGGCCGATTGGTTCTGGTAACAAGTATTCTTTATAATCTATAACTTTTTCGCCAGTGATTCTTTTCTCTAGTCTGATCTGTTGTGCTTCTAAGAATGTTGTTACAATCTTTTCACCATGATCAGTAGTCAATTCTAGTTTCATATTATGCTGGTGTTCTACTGCTGGTAGAATACCGCCAGCCAAGGCGCAAGTCATCCATTCTGGTGCTACACATACCTCACATACTGGATGATCTGGATATGCAGGGTCTTCATAAACAATAACATATTTGGATTGATATGGTTCAAGGTTTTCAGACGCCCAATGTAACCTGGTAAACATATCTACATTACGAAAATCTGGTGTCACTTAGTTCTCCTTATCTATTAATTATTATATAAACTCTGAAAAAAACAGTTCAAGGGTCGCCAGAAAAATATATAAAGCATTTAATTATAATCCTATCTTACTAAATTTGTAGAACAATATACAGGATCTCTAGCGCCGCCGCCGCCATCGGATACAAATACTCTAACAAGACTTACGGTGAGTCCCCAACATATAGCTTGTCCGTCATTAGCACCGCCAGTAGCTGTATTGGTAAACGAATAGTTAGCAACCGCAGAATAATTTGCATCATTAATCGCATTCGAAATATTAACTGTGTAATCTCCACCACCATTTCGAACAGCACTGGAAACATTAAAACTCGCTCTAATAACAGCCGAACCTGTTGATCCGTTAAAGTTGCACCAACTTCTACACAATCTTCCAATCTCGACACCACTAGAGTTATTAAAAACCGTTGGTGTTGATACTTCCGATCTAATAGTATCTACCGTTACTGTACCTGCCATATTATCCTCTTATAGAACTACCCAATTCGAGCCAGTTGGAATGGTGACTGACACACCTGTATTTATGGTGACTGGCCCAACAGTCACGGCATTGTAGTTTGTCGTGATAGTGTAGTTAGCAGCAATGGTTTTGGTCATTTCAAGGAATGGGTATGATACCTGTCTAACGACACCAGCTAATACGGCAGATGTTGCAGCATTGGGGTCAACATAGTAGTTAGTATCATTGTGATCATAAAAAATAGGCGCTCGCCACGAATTAGTTGATGTACCTATACCAAGAGTCCAGATACCTGTACCAACAGCGGATTGTGTAACACCATTGATCATAAACAAGGCTTGATGATTTAAACCAGCTTTGGACTGTGGATTGTTTCCTGCAGCGCCGTGATCTGGATTATAAGACCAACCAATACCATAAAAAGCGCCATATGTATTTGAAGAGCCGCCATTGGTTAGTATATAAGATGAACCCATAGCAAATATTGCCTGAGTTTGAGCAGGATCGTAAACGCCAATTAGACCTTTTCTACCATTATTGAATTGTATATTACCTAAAGTGTTTAAACCTGTTGCACCAGCAGGATCACAGTAATAAGCAGTGTTGTCAGAATCATAGAAGTATGGGGCTCTCATACTACCAGCTGCTTGTGTATACGCAGCGCTAAGATCGCATCTAGCATTTGTTCTACTATAAGAAATAATACCACCACCTGATGCAGAATATAGACCCCATGCAGTGCCATTATTAAACAAATAGGCAGCACTTTGACCAGTAAAGTTAGCAAGCAACTGACCTTCTGACGCTGTTGTTGCGGTGGCAAATGAGGATCCTTGAGCGCCAGTAGCAGTTGTAGCATTACCAGCAATGTTCATCGTCTGGCCGCTGATAAATGTAGCAACCTTAGCAGCAGTAGCAGAACGATGATAGTTGTCACCAAACTTACCCATTAGATATGTTAGCGTACCAGTACTTACATCATCGCTTGAATTGTGATAAGAAGCGTTAATATAACGACCGTTAAAATCACCATTGGCATCTCTTGTTACAACTGTTGAACCTGTTGCTGTTGTTGATGCTGCAGAAAGACCAAAAGCGAAAGTCGCATTGTTGGCTGTGATTGTTGCAATATAAGAAGCATTGACAGACAGAGTTCCCGTAGTGGTAATTGTACCGCCAGAAAGACCTGTACCCCCAGCAACAGAAGTTACTGTACCACCAGAATTGTCATCAGCTGCCCAATAAACTGCTGAACCATTTGAATGTAATACTTGTCCTGCAGTTCCTAAACCACCATTAGCACTTATACCAGCAGTTGTTGAAATGACAAGATTACCGCCAAGAAAAGTTGTTCCATTGACTGATAGTTTATGAGCAGGTGCAGTATTACCAATACCAGTATTGCCATTACCATCTATATTAAATACAGAATCACCGCCAGCCCTTGAAATCTGAAATGAGTTGGCTGCTGGAGAACCTAGATATACTGGATTAACACTAGTGCCGTAGAACAAACCAAGAGCATATGCTTCGTTTGATGGTCTTAATAGGGTTCTACCTCCAGTGACTGCTAGTCTACCGTCAGGAGTAGTAGTTCCAATACCAACGTTACCACTATTTAATACAGTAATATATTCACTAAACGTATTCTGTGATGTATTAGATGCTGGATATGCACCTATTCTAACAGCTACAGTGTCTGATTTTCTACCATAGAGGGCTGTAGCCCAAGCGGTACTTTGTAAAGAACCAGTGTCTCCATAATGAAGTTCTGCACCAAAACCTCTATCTGTCCAAAATGTGATACCAGCATTTCTAGCAGTATTTGCTGTCAAAGCACCGCTTTGTACCTGAACACCAAAAGTTGAGTTAGCAATAAAGTTAGATCCAACTGTGTGACTAGCCGCATTAATAATACCAGTGTAAACACCAGTTGAGTTGGCTATTGTAGAAGTTCCAACTGTATGACTGGCTGCGTTCATCGTTCCAGTATGATAAACACCAGTAGCATTAGCAATGAACGATGTGCTAACAGTGTAAGACGATCCATTAACAACACCAGTATATACCGGTAAATAAGCAGCGATATTCGCATTCAACGTAGAATTTAACTGGTATGAAGCTGCAGCGGTACCACCAAGGAATGAAGCGTTATTGGCTGATAATGTTCCAATATATGTTGCATTAACATGAACGCCAGTAGCATTTACTACAGTACCAGTTCCTTGTGTTACGAATAAACCAGTAGTATTTGCTGTTATACCGCTGTTTGCTAAAACAGATACTGTGCCTGTTGTTGTAATAGCGCCGCCTGTTAGACCGTTGCCAGTTCCAACAGATGTAACAGTGCCAGAGTTATCATCAACCCCCCAATAAGTGGCTGTACCATTAGAGTGAAGAACTTGACCAGCAGTACCAAAACCGCCATTTGATGAAAGACCAGAAGAACCTAAAACAATATTAGCATTAAATGTTGTGACCCCTGTTATTGTTCCACCACCGGCATCAAAATTAGCAGCCCATACCATGGCAGTTGTACCAATAGTATCCGTGGTCTTGAAATCATTATCAAACAATCTACCACCATTGGTCGTTCCTTCATCAACAGCGACCAGAGCCGAAGCAATTTTACTTGATGTATTAGCGTCGTTTGCTCTTGTTAGAGTCCATGCATAGACTGCCGCAGAACCTGTATTTGAAACATAATATATACCATTTTGATTGGCTGAAGTTTGGTTTTTAACTAATAGTCTGTCATTTAACGCTAAAGTAATACCATCTTGTGCAGGTAATGCTACAAGCCCACCAGTCAAAACTTGTGTAGTAGCAGAAGCTGCTGATAAATCGGCAGTAGTAGCAGCACGACAAGATTTCTTGAAAGTGGCCTCTGGTAGATACGCCATATCTATCTGAGTAAATGCAGGAACTGTACCGTTAGAAGCTAAAACAAAGGTGTTAGTTCCCGCCGATGTAATAGCCATGCCAGTAGCATTGGAATAAACAACGCCGCCAGAAACCGGAGTTAATGAAGAATTTGTGCCGCCTCTGGCAGCAGAAAGAGTGCCAGTAGAAATGTTAGTAGCATTAGTGTAATATGCTGCTGCTTGTCCGCCGAGATTAGTAGAGTTATTAGCTGTTAATGCGCTATTGACGTTCAGATTACTTTCTAATTTACCATAAGGGCCAGTGTTATTACCAATAAGCGTAAACCCAACGTAAAAAGATCCAGCATTAACAACAGTGGCGTTGGCAGTAAAAGCTGTTCCAACAGTGATAGATGAACCATTAACTACACCAGTATATACACCAGTAGAGTTGGCGATAGTTGATGTGCCTACGGTGTGAGATGAACCATTAACAACGCCAGTGTATGTTGGTAGATAAGAAGCTATATTGGCATTTAATGTAGAGTTTAATTGATATGAAGCAGCTGCGGTACCGCCAAGATTGGTTGAGTTATTAGCAGTTAAAGCAGAATTAACATTAAGATTACCCTCAGTCTTACCATAAGGACCAGTAGAGTTAGCGACCAATGTAGAATTAGAATAAACGCCAGTGGCATTGGCTGTGAGTATGGTAAAAGTCGAATTCGCACCAATTCTGGCGTTTGTCGATTCAATATAACTATTGACTGTAGAATTACCTACAAATAAGGTCATTGCATTTCTTCCAATTTAAATTTGAATTTTTTACCATTTTTATTATTTATAATGTATAACTCACTTTCGCCCTCTTGGATAGTCCAGTTACCAGTGGTTCCATCAATGTCATTGCCCCTAGTTCTTTCGTTAGATAAATGTAAGTCGCCTGTATATACGTTGGCCCAACGGAGGGATGCAGAACCAAGATTATAAGAGTTGTCACCGGATGGCATGATATTACCAGCAACGACAAGTTTATCTGCTGGTGTTGTGTTACCAACGCCTACGTTACCATTAGAGGCCAAATACGTAGAAGTAGAAGCACCTGGAGAAAAACTAATCGCATTAGCATGATAAAGATTTAATAAACTACTTGCTATCTGAAGATATCCACCGTATGTACCATCTGTTAGATACAAATATGGATTCGCTCCACCTGTGATATTCATCGCAGCACCAGAAGTACTAATAGCACCAGTAGCGTTTACAGTTCCGCCGAAATAACCAGTTCCGTTTACTGACAGTTTATGAACTGGAGAAGAATTACCAATACCAACATTACCATTAGAAACAAAATAAGTTCCTGTTCCAATAGTAAATGTGTTACTAGAAGTATTAGTTGTAACAGTAACAGCGCTGTTAACATTTAGAGTGGCTTCAGTCTTACCATAAGGACCAGTAGTGTTACCGATTAGAGTAGAACCAGAATATATAGAGCCAATAGTTCTAAAGTTACCAGTTGCAGAAGCTAACTCGGCAACAACCGAAGGAGTGGTTGATGTTGCTGTTCCGCTTTCCCAAGTCCAACCATAAAGCGCATTATTTTCAATAAATGATCTTCTTGCCCATGAGGTAACATAAGTTCCCGAAGGCGCTGTTACTGTTCCTGTCCAACCTTGGCTTGCTCCAGCAGGTGCCATGTAATCTTGCCAAGCTGTATATCCAGAGTTATACCAATTGATACCACGTGCTGCTGCAGCAGATCTATCTAAAAATAATACAGGGGTTTTTGTAGTAGTTGAGTTTGCAACAAAAGAAGAACCAACAGTGATAGATGAACCATTAACAACTCCGGTATAAAGACCACTAGAATTAGCGATAGTTGATGTACCAACTGTATGACTAGCAGCATTAACCGTTCCGGTATGGTAAACGCCTGAAGTATTTGATACTAACCAATTTGTAGAAGTATTACCAAGATACAGAGTATTAGCTTGGAAATTAGCTATTTGGAAAGTAGTATTTGTTGTATCAATGTTAACATTAGCATCTGGTTCTGGCTTATAACCATCAAAGACTTTCCATGTTCCATCTGAAGCATCTCGGAAAATACCAGTATGGGCATAACCCAAAGAATTGCCTGTGCTATTATAATTAGCTACTATACCGGTATCTTCGTTATCTATTGAATTATTAGAGTTTAGATAGATAAAGTTATCAACAACAGATAATGTGTTTGCGCCAACAACATTAACATTACCAGAAATATTCAAACTACCAGTAAGCGTTAATGTGCTGAAAGTAGGACTATCTGTAGTTCTAACATTCTGATCCATACGGTATGGAAGTCTAGCTTCTGCTAAAGTTCCAGTGTTGATATTAGTGGCATTGGAAGCAAATACAGTAGCATTAGAATAAGCTGTCGCCGCATTACCGGTAATAGCCGCATTGGCTGTAAGTATCTTACCATCAACATAAGAAACAGCGTTAGTGTAAGCTGTCGCCGCATTACCGGTAATAGCCGCATTGGCTGTAAGTATCTTACCATCGGTGTATGATACAGAGTTAGTATATGCTGTTGCTGCGTTACCTGTGATAGCTGCATTAGCGGTTAATATCTTACCATCAACATAAGACACTGCATTAGTGTAAGCAGTAGCAGCGTTACCTGTAATAGCTGCATTAGCGGTTAATATCTTACCATCAGTGTAAGATACTGCGTTAGAATAAGCAGAAATAGCAGCTGACTGTGCAGATGCCGCTCTAGTGTTAGCGTCTATTGCTCTATCATAAGCATTTTTAACTGTATTGGCTACTGGAATGAATAATATAGAAGTATTAGTTACTGAATCTAATCTTAGGCCATTAGTGTAAGATACTGCATTAGTGTAAGCAGTGGCGGCGTTACCGGTTATTGCCGAATTAGCAGTTAGTATCTTGCCATCAGTGTATGATACAGCATTAGTATAAGCAGCCGCTGCAGCTGTTTGGGCTGAAGCAGCACGAGTGTTAGCGTCGATAGCTCTATCGTAAGCATTTTTGACGGTATTAGCTACTGGAATAAAGGTAATAGAAGTATTTGTTACAGAATCTAATTTCAAACCATCAACATAAGACACTGCATTAGTGTATGCAGTGGCGGCATTACCTGTAATAGCAGAGTTAGCTGTTGCTATTTTTGAATCCGTATATGATACAGAGTTAGTATATGCTGTTGCTGCGTTACCTGTAATAGCCGCATTAGCAGTTAGTATCTTGCCATCAGTGTATGATACAGCATTAGTGTAAGCAGTAGCCGAATTGCCTGTAATCCAAGATACGAAGTTGGCCGTAGTTCCGGAAGAATTACCTAGATACGATGCAGTATTTGAAGTTATAGAGTTATTAACATTTAAGTTAATTTCTGTCTTACCATAAGGTCCAGTGGTATTACCTATTAATGTTGATCCGGCATAATAAGATACTGCATTAACTACTGTAGCATTAGCAGTAAACGCTGTTCCAACAGTAAACGAAGAAGCGTTAACGATTGATGCGTCTAGCTTACCGGTGCTTGGAACATAATACAACTTAGTTGTAGAAACAACAGCGTTTGTCCAAGCGCCAGAAGAACCGTTTGCTAGACCAATGTAATAAGTTTGAGTATCTGTATTGTTAGCGTTTAGTGTAGCGCCAGCAGTGGCCCAATAAGTAGATGAACCATTAGAAAGTAAAGATTGACCAAAAGACCCATAAGAACCATTTGCGGATAATCCAGAAGAACCTAGTGTAACATCGCCGCCTAAGAATGTTGTACCATTAACCGATAGTTTATCGGTGGGATCCGTATTACCAATACCAATATTACCACCAAGAGGGTTAAGGATAATTGAATAATATACAGCACCACTTGCTGAATAACCAGACTGAATCCATTGATGAAAATTTGATTGTTGACCAAATGCTAGATAATTTCCGCCAAAACCGCCCAAATAAGCATAAGCATTAGATTTAAAATCACCAGCAGAAGCATTCGTTTGACCGTTAATATTTGTAAAGGTTGCTGTATTAGGAGAACTAATTGTTATACTATTTGTAATAATTGCTGATGAATTGATAGTAGCATTAGATGTAGAACTTCCAACAACTAATCTATTAGCAACATATGTTCCAAGATAGCCAGTTTCGAAATAAGACGATTGACCATTTAGACCAATAGCAAACCCTTCGCCAGAAGTATTAGCTGTAAGAATATCAATGGTGTTACCAGTATAAACCCATTTAGTAACATTATTGGTGTTTCTACCAATTCTCCAGTTAGCGTCCGCAACACCGTTGAAATAAAGAGAATTATTAGTAGCTAATCCGATTTCATCAGAGAATGAAACGTTGGCGCTAAATGTGTGCGTATTTGTCCAAACATATTGCGCTGCTGTGTTTGTAACTAGAGCAGCTAATGTTGACCAATATGTAGATGAACCATTAGATAATAGAGCTTGACCAGCAGTACCAGTAGTTCCGTTTGCTGTAAGAGCTCCAACATTAGCAGAGAAATTTACAGGTACAGAAAAGTTTAGATTGCTCGTAATACTATTAGCAAATATACTCCAAACCGCTCTTGAACCGCCAGCAGTATTAGTTGTATAAAATACAAAATTATCATCGTTCTGTTGTATGAAAGATACAACATTTCCATTAAGTGTTGAGAAATTTAATTTGACGTTATTCTTGAAATGAACGCCTGAGTTGTTAGAAAATACAGTGTTAGCAACGCTAAGAGTGTTAGAAACATTTACATTTGTATTATTAGCGCCGATTTCCCAAGTATTAGAACCATCAGAAGAATAGAGTCTTCTATCAGTTAGGTTTAAAGCCAATTCACCGATAGTTATGTCAGATGTAGTGGGAACTTTCCCTGCGACCGATGAACGGCGCAGTTTAAAAACTGTATTTGCCATATGGCTCTCCTACAACTCAGTATATACTGAGGGTTAACTACTTTTTAACAGACTTTTTATAGTTATCAAATTCTGTATTTAAAATATTTAGTTCTTCTCTTGTGTGTTCTAATTCTTTTCTAAAATCTTCTGAAGATTTTTTACAATCAACAAGATCGTCTTTTAATTTTTTGTTTTCGATGTCAGAATTGTTTCTTTCGTCAATAAATTCATTTAGCTTAGATTCAAGTTGTTTTATTTTCTGTTTTAGTTCTTCTTCTTTTTCATCGAACAATTCTCGTTCATATGTAAGAGCTTCAATACCAGATTTAGCTTCTTGGCTTATTTTTTCTAGAATCTCAACTTGAGAAGTTAGTTCTTCAATCTTTTTGTTTGCTTCTGTCAAAGAAGCAGAAAGAACCTGGGATCTAATTTCTAAATCCAGGTTCTTCCTTATAAAATCAATTAATACAGATTCTTGTCTCTGTGTGTATAACTGAAAATATTTTGCTTGACCTTCTTCGTTTTCCATAGTATAATTTCCTTGTCATGAATAATATTAGAAAGATCCCCCATCAAGGATGTCGTAAAGTAATGCTGTTCCATTGGATTGAAGAACATAACCACTAGTACCAAGTCCTAGCTTACGGAATCCATTAGTAGAGTTAGCTACGATAATATCTTCCTGAGTATACGTATTCAATCCAGTACCACCAGAATTTCCTAATAGTGGACTTGATAGAGTAAGAGTGTTAGCTGCTATAGCAACATTTAGACTGCTATTAGCGGTAATTGTAATACTAGTAGCGTTAGATGTGAAACCAGCAGACTGAATATAAGTCTGAAGGATAGCAAGAGTCCAACCGTTAGCAGAAGTATTAACGACGTTGTTACCAACTAGCTCTTGTTCTGAATTGGTAAAGAGTTTATATATACCGCCGTCAGATGCATCACGGAACAGACCAGTGTGTCTTGCGGTAACACCGTCAAAATAATTAGCAGCAAAACCAATATCCAGAAGATCACTAGCATAATTATTACCAGCCAAATAAATCATTGGATCGGAAACAACCAATGAATTTACGTTAGTAGTTACAACGTTACCAGAAATTATAAGGTCGCCAGAGATTTCAACTTTACCGTCGAAATAACCAGTTGTAGAATGCAAATTAGATGCGTGAATTTCGTTCCAACGTAGGGTGTTGTTACCTACGTTGTAAGTATTATTAGCAGATGGAATTAGGTTGCTGCTGACTAGAGCACCAACATTAAGTCTATCTGAGGTACTATCACCGATAACTGTATTACCATTAAGAGTTGTATTGCTTGTTACAACTAGATTGGTATTAACTGTCATATTATTGACAGTAGCCGAAGCGTTAACAGCGGTAATAGTTGGTCCGTTAAACACAATATGAGTAGTGTTTACGGTGAAATTAGCAGCCGTTCCAATAGTTGCTGATAGAGCGTTTACTGTTCCGGAAGTGTAGAAACCAGTATTGTTTGCAATAGACTGACCATTAACATTCAAACCAGCTGATGTAATTCTGGTATTGATGGTGTTATTACCAACAGTGATTATTGTAGAGTTAGATAGAACACCACCTGTGCCGGTAGTTGTATTGCCAGTATTAATAGAAGTTGCATTAATATTGGTAACTAAAAGAGTGTTACCGATGAATAATGTATTAGTAGTCTTGTTAAATGTAAATCCAGCAACACCATTAGCAACGCCAGAATCATTAAACTGAACGTAAGTGTTAGTTCCAGATGTACCTGTTCCCCAATATACTGCAGTACCATTGGTTACAAGAACTTGACCATTAGAACCAGGAGAACCATTTGCGACAAGAGATGTTATTACTGCATTAGCGACAATAACTTTATCAATTTCACCAGTAGCATTAGCAACTAGAGCATGACTGTTGGTTAGAACACCTGGATACTGAGCGCCACCAATTCTAAGAACACCAGAACCGTCTGGGAGACCAATGTGAAGCGTATTAGAGGCTTGAGTAAAGGCTAATTCGCCGTTTGAAAGACCTGAAACTGTAGCATTAGCTACAGATCTTTTAATTTGAATCTTGTTGGCCATATTAAATGGTGCTCCTGTAAATTTTTATCTATTTATAAATTAAAAGTTCCCACCATCTAAATCGCCAACAACATCAGATCCGAGATCAACCTTTTTCACAATATATTTGTCTAATGAAGAATCATAAACTGGCACGGCTCCAGTTATTTCGTTTGTTGCAGAAACATCCTGTAAACGATCTAATCTTTGTGCTGAACCAATATTACCCAAGGTAGGTGTATTTTTTATGGTAACGGGCACAGTTGTGTCGATGATACCGCCCGTTGCATTAGCGGAAATACGAATATCTCTTTTTCTGCCTACTATAACATTAACCATTTTTATCTCGTAACTTGAGGCGTAACTGTAATGATACCTTCGACAATTCTAGAAATCACTGAACCGTCGTCAATTTCTACGTCATAAACATATCTACCAGCCACCAAGTTGCTTGTCTGGTTGGCAGTCAAAGATAAGGTCACAACCCCTGATGTAGTGTTTATAGAAGTTGAGAAAACTGCAGCTGCATTAGATGAGGTATACCACTTTCTTACTTGAGAATTCGCCGAATAACCTATTAGGTTCAAAATGTCTCCATTTTCGTCTGTTAAAGACAAATCCGTAGAGAAAGTAGTTCCTTGATCGATTACTAGATTAGCTTTTGTGGCCATTATCCTACAATTGTCCTAACGTATTTAACTGTGGTATTAGAAGAAACAGGTGTGAATCTCAACGCAACGTGAGAAACGTTTGGAGCAACGAAACTAAATGTTCCTACGTTTGTGTTTGTTGTAATAGTAGCAAATTCTGTCATATATCCTGTGGCACGATCATGTGTTGTTAGAATCTTTGACATATAACGGTTATTAGCTACGTTGTCAACAACACTGACAATATATTCAGCTGCTGGATAGCTAACCATTGAGTAAGCATCAATTTCTTGAGTGGTTGTACCGGTAGTAGTAATTGATGCATTTGTAGTAGCTGGAGCAATAATACCCCATTGACCGTTTGCGTTCAGATAATACTGACCAGAAGCGATAGCTGCTGAATTTGGAGTAGTTATAGAAAGATTTACAGTTGAATTGGAAATCTTAATAGTTGAAGAATTCGCAACCAAATTAGCTGTAGCACTACCAATAAAAATATCGGTCAACACATCAATCGAAGCAGTGTTTATGCCGGTAGAATTAGCAGTAAACGAAGTTCCGATATTCAATGATGTGGCGTTAACAATACCAGTATAAACACCAGTAGAGTTAGCAATGGTTGACGTTCCAACAGTATGGCTAGCTGCATTAATATTAGTAACATAAGCGCCGGAAGAATTGACAACCGAAGAACCGCCAACAGTTATTGTATTACCAAAAATGGCGCTCTGAGTTACGTTTGCATTAGTAACCCAAAGGACAGCCCATCTATATGATGTGTTACCTAGACTATAAGTGTCATTTGTTGCTGGAACAACGTCGGCGGAAGATATACCAGTATATGTTAGATTACCGGAAACCTGTAGATCGCCGAGAACGTTTAGCTTACCAGCCACATTAGCATAAGCACCGTTGAATTGAGCGTTTCCGCCAATGGTCATAACACCAGTGTGATTTATGGTAGTGGCGTTAGCGACAAAAGAAGAACCAACAGTAACAGAAGAACCATTAACAACTCCGGTATAAACACCAGTGGAATTGGCTATTGTTGAGGTTCCGACGGTGTGGCTAGCAGCGTTTACTGTAGTAGTATAAACGCCAGTAGCATTAGCAATTGTAGAAGTTCCAACTGTGTGTGCCGCTGCATTTACAGTTGTGGTATAAACACCAGTAGCATTAGCAACAGTGGAAGTTCCTACAGTGTGCGCAGCTGCGTTCATCAAACCAGTGTGATAAGCACCAGTAGTGTTAGCAATAAAAGAAGAACCAACAGTAACAGAAGAACCATTGACTATTCCAGTATAAACGCCAGTAGCATTAGCAATTGTAGAAGTTCCAACAGTAATAGAAGAACCGTTTACAACGCTGGTGTAAACACCAGATGAATTTGCTATTGTAGAAGTTCCGACTGTGTGGCTAGCTGCATTAACAGTTGGTGTATAAACTCCGGATGAGTTAGCAACAGTTGCTGAACCGTTGACATTCAAACCAGCAGAAGTAACAACAGTATTGATTGTATTGTTACCGATTAGGAGTGTTGTACCATTAAGTAGCGATGCACCCGCACCAGTTGTTACAGTTCCGGTAGTAAACGAAGCAGCATTAGCAGTTCCGGTATAAACACCAGTAGAGTTAGCTATTGTTGCAGAACCATTGACGTTCAAGCCAGCAGATGTGACAACGGTGTTAATAGTGTTATTACCTAGGAATACAGTAGTTACGTTCTGAACGCTACCACCAGTTCCTATTGTCACATTACCTGCAGTAAACGAAGAAGCGTTAACAGTTGTGGTATAAACGCCGCTAGAGTTAGCAATTGTGCTAGTTCCAACACTGTGCACCGCAGCATTAACTGTTCCTGTTGTCCAGAAGCCAGAAGTATTTCCGATTGTTGAAGATGTAACTTGAAGCGCAGTTGTATTGGCAGTAAATCCACCAGCGCCTGTTGTGATTACAGTGCTATTAACTAATGAAGTTCCAACAGTTAGGCTGATTGGGTCTAGATTAGCTGAACCAGAATTATTAGCCATAATAAGGCGATTAATGCTCTGGTCTGAATAAACAGTGGTGTTACCAACGAAGTATGAAGATGTATTAATCTGAATATTAGCAGCAACTTTAACAACGCTAGTGTTGGCAGTTATACCGTTAGCCCCAGTAGTAATTACAGTGCTATTGACAACCGAAGTTCCTACTGTTAAGCTAACAGGATCTAGATGAATTGACCCAACGCTATTAGCGATAGTAACACTGTTTGCATCCAAGATAGAATTAGCAGTAGTGTTACCAACAAAATATGTTGTTGTGTTAATCTGGATATTGGCAGCCACCTTAACAACACTGGTATTAGCAGTTATGCCATTAGCACCAGTAGTAATCACAGTGCTATTAACGACAGAAGTGCCAACAATCAAACCAATTGGATCTAGGTTAGCTGATCCGGAATTATTAGCAATAGTGAATCGATTTATGCTTTGATCAGAATAAACGCTGGCGTTACCAACAAAGTATGAAGAGGTATTGATCTGAATATTGGCTGCAATTTTTACTGCACTGGTGTTGGCAGTTATACCGTTAGCCCCAGTAGTAATAATAGTGCTATTAACTAGTGAAGTTCCGATAGTTAAGCTGATTGGATTTAGGTTAGCTGAACCAGTAGAATTAGCAATTCTTATTAAAGTAGCATTAGACAACGCATTTACGGTGCTGTTACCAACGTCAACAGCTATAGCGTTTACTACGACATTAGAAGTTGCAACTGCAACATAGAATTGAGAAGTGTTTGCTACAACGTTTGAACCAACTGTAATAGCAGAAGTATTAGCAACTAAACCACCAGCGCCAGTTGTAATAATTGTGCTGTTGACTAGGGAAGTCCCTACAGCAAAACTTACTGGGGTGATATTAGCTGAAATAGTAGAATTTGCAACCTTCACTAACGAAGAATTAGCAAAAGTGTTTATGGTTGTATTACCAACAAGAATTGAACTAGAATTAGATAATACGTTTGTTGTTGTATTACCGATAACAATAGTTGATGTGTTCATAAACACATTTGCACCAACGGTCACAGCCTGTGTATTAGCAAAAAGGCTGTTAGAACCGACCATTGAAATAGAAGTGCTATTTACTAAAGAATTGCCAATTGAAAGAGAATTATAATTCATTACAGCTAATGCAGCGCCATTTGTAATCTGCAATAGAGTAGAATTGGCTATTGTATTGACAGTAGTGTTAGATCTGAAAAGTAATGTAGTGCTGTTAGCTATTAGATTGGTTGTGGCGGCACCAGTATGAGTTATGTATAGTTGGTTGGTATTAACAACGACATTAGAACCGACATAAACAGCATAAGTGTTTAGAGATTCAGAGTCCAAATAAGAATTTACTGTAGAATTACCAATAGAAATCGCCGAAGTGTTAACATATGTAAAGTTGTAAATATCTACACTGTTATTACCAATCAATAAAGAATTATTAACATGTGCTGTGGTGTTAATAACCAAAGAATCAGCAGTAAATTTACCAGTAATAGCTGCATTACCAGCTGCCGCATTAGAACCATTTGCTGTAACGGCCAACACTGAGAAAGTGTAAGCCAGTTCATTGGTTCTATTACGCCAGAAATCAAAAGTGTTATTTGTTCCTACATTGGAAATATTTACTGTCATTTATTAACTTCTTTTTAAGAGTTGGCCGAGCATATTCTTTATCTCTTCTAAATCTTGTTCCACCTTTTGAATTCTTTCTGAGTTCTTCATACCGTCTATAAACATCTGTTTTTGTTTTTTATACGCAGAAAGTTTTTGATTATCGACATTAAGTATAGCCCCGCTGGTTGGGTCTTTAACGATTCCTTCGAAATCTGTTTTATAATATTTATTTTCCATTTTTTACATCTGTAATGCTAGAGCTCTTAAATCATCGATAATAGGCACTTTTGAGCTATCATTTGATTTGAGAACGATTTTAATTTGGAATTGTTTGAACGAAGTATATGTCTTACCGTCCAAACTAGAATAAGTCAACCCTAAAGGACTCTCGAAATAAACATTAGCCCCAGAAGCGTTTGAACTCCATGGAGTTCCTACAGTCAAATATGTGTTATTAGCAACAGAAACAATTATCTGCGAATCGTTGGCGACTTGAACAATATTTCCAGGTCTAAAGTCTGTAATGAAAGTTGTTCCGTTTCCGATAACAGCGTTATTGGTTGTCGATACAGTAACATTACCTGTTAATTGAGTGACGTTTTGTCTAGACATGAAAGCTGTAGTCGGAGGGAAAGCCAAATAAGCAGTCTGCGCAGTAGCATTAGAACTAGGTGCTGATTCTAGAGTTAGATTAGTATTGCTAGTTATACTAATAATCTTTCTGCTGTAAATAGTGTTAATAGTAGTGTCATTTGGTATAGCATACATAAACCAACCAGGACTCAACTCAGTTGTAAATAGAGTGCTTGTGCCAACGACTGTTGTGCAAGCAGTATTGCATGTTACTGTTCCTGTCATTTTAAGAGCAGGATAGTTTGAAGAGGTTGTAAATGTATATTCTTTAAAATCGCTTGGGTTACTTGGATCTGAATAATAATCCAAAGAACTATTGATCAAAGGAGTCCATGTTTTCTGAGAAATTGGTTCTGGATCTTCGCCATTAAGGAACTTGACCCAAACTTCTACTTCTGAACCAACTGGTCTGAACGCAGTTAGAACAACTTGAATGTCCTCTGCATCTTGACCTGCAGCAAGGCTGACAACCTTTGATACATATTTTGATTTCGCATCACCAGAATTAAAGAATTCGTCGTATTGGAAATTGACCGGATCAATTTCATTTTTAATTACTAACTGCTGATCTCTGACAGTGTCAATAGCAGGAGAAAGGAAAGCACTATCACTGACCATTCTAGCTTTATAAGTGAACGATTTAGCGCCACTCATGCTAGTAATTTCGTTTGATCTACTAGCAACTATTCTTTCTCTGTCGTAGAATTCAGATTCATAACCAGGAGTTACTCTGTTGTCCAAAGTATCAACCGAGTATGTATTACTTGTACCTCTATAATAGAGGTCCAAAGTTGTTCCTGCAGGGGTAATAAATGCCAACTGTGGAACAACAGCGTCTACTACTGGATTGTATAATGTGCCACTATTAGCGTATGCAATCAGAGTTGTGTTATTTGGGCTTGAAATCGTTGTGTTACTAAATCTATGAATCTGAACATAAGAGTTACCGCTAAAATTACCAGTAGAAGAATCGCAATATAGAATGTTCTTAACAGCATCATAATAATTGATTGTAGCATAAACACTAGTATTGACCGTTCCACCAGTAGCATTTGATGTTGAATTTGTTGATTTGAATACGACATCTCCGGAAATGATACTTGCACTAGTATTGACGTAACCTACGTTATATACCGAAACATATTCGTTATTACTGTTGTAGAATACAGCCTGACCTTCATTGGTCTTAAAATTTGCTCTATATAAATTGAACTTTACGTATTCTTCCTGAAGAGCAGTCCATTGTTTTTCGGTGGCGCCATAAAAAGCTGTCCCCACTACGGGCTGACTGTACACTTGATAACCAGTTTCAATATCAACGTCTCCGAGATTACAAGTCCATACATGATAATCTGGGTCGTTTGCGTCAGGTCTTACCACGAAAGCATATGTTTTGCCATTCATCAAAAAAACTGGAGATTGAAAAGTAAATGTAGTCGGATTTGTAGCATCTGCGCTAATGTTTATTTCATCGTAACTTTTATGAACTTTGGAAAATGGTAAGATCACATCGCCATTTGGGTATCCATTTTCAGTTTCACAAAGATATACTGTTACACCATTTTCTCTTATCTGTGATTTTTGTTTGAAGAAAAGTCTTAGAGCTGTGGCGTATATTCCTGCTTCTCCATTTGGAGTATTAATTGTCAACGCCTGCGCTAACGGTTCTAAAAAGAACAACCAAATTGGAGGAGGTGGAGGTGGTGGAGGAGGCAGAATAGTAACGACATCTAGAATATTAGTTTGTGATGTTACTGTATTACTCTGAACTACGGTTTGTGTTACAGGAACAAAACCTAAATCCGGAGTCACAGTTGTTAAAGTGGTAGCTTGTTTGGTCACGCTCAAGTTAGAAGCGGTGAATACCACAGAAGCCAAAGAAGTGAGAGCATCATTACCCAAAGCCAAACTGTCTACGTCTGCTATTTGGAACGCTCTATCTCCTGTTTTGAATTTACCTGCAGGAATATTGAACTGTCCTGCTACTCTACCCCATTTATCAGAATAGATTGCATCTCCCCAATTACCGCCCTTTGGTACAATTGTATAATCTGCAGCATTTAATGGTATCTGGTATGTATTAGCTGTGCTGCCTGTTCTCTGCGCTGGAGCGCAATAAGCATCAACATTAATACTATCAAAGAAAAAATGCAATCTCTGATTAGGGCGCATATTGTATGCGACGAATGAAACAATTCTATTGGCGATAAATGGTTGATTGGAAACAGAAGTAACAAAATTACCTACCTGTTGAAGATCAGTCTGAGGCGTAACAGTAATCTGAGTACCATCTCTGGTATTAGTTACTGTTGTTGTAGTAGATGTTGTATTTACTGCTGCCAATTTAAATTTCTCCTAATAATCATTATTTATAGTTATTTATCAAAGCAACGACAAGAGGTTAGACAAGCTTACGCCACCAGCTATAAACTGTAGCAAACGATTTCTAGTTGCATCAACTGTTGTGGTGACAGTAGTAGTATTACTTGCGGCAGTCAAACCTATTGTTCCTGAAACTCTTTGTGCTTCGGTCAAACTTTGTTGCGCTGTTGCTGCAACTGAGCTTTGAACTGTTTGAGTGTCTCCTGTACTCCAAGAAGTAGTAGTTGTTGATGGTCCAATAATTGGCGTTGAGCTTACTAATCTACCCCAAGAATCATAAACTAGACTTGATGCAGTTCCTGTGATTACCGTGGTTCTAGAAACGTCTGTTCTAGTTCTCCAATCACCCCATAGAGTGCCGAAAGGACTTGCAGCGAATTCTCTCCATGGTGCAGTCATATCAACTGTCATATTAACTGACGCTGTTTGGTTGGTGTCAATGTTATTATCATATGAAGGTATTAATTGCGCCTGACCGTTCCAAGCGTATGCAACTAATGCAGAAGAACGATATTTGGTTGCAAATCTTTGTGATATGAATGACACAGAATCATACTGAAGTGTTATCAATCTACCAGTTTGAACAACATTTGAAGAAGCTGCAGAATTGAAACGAATATTAACAATTTCTCTTGTGATTCTTGGTCTTGCTACACCAATATCAGAATCAATTGCAATAGCAAATTCTGGATTAGATACATCACTTAGACCGAAATCAGTAAACGGATCAACGAAGATACCATTTTTGAATCTATCAAGACCATAACTATCTGTTACAGTTAGATCCTTGGCCTTTTTTTCTAATAGAGAAAGCTGTGCATAATACTCTAGATTTGTAATTCTGTTATCTAGGGTGCCAATATCCTTCATGGTATATCTGCGATTAGTTACAAGGCTACTGGTTACAGCAGTAGAAGTATCTCTAATTAGATTTACAGCGTTCTGATTGATTGACTGGAATTCATCAATCTGGTCACCAGAAAGAGAAGGATAAGCAGGAACATTTAATACAGCCAAAGCCATTGCATTTTCTGGATACAACGGAGTCTGTGGGCTGATACTTGATACGCCTTCCTTTACTTTCAAAGTGTTTTCTGGTGTCATTAACAACAGATCTTTTCTTGGCAAATACATGGTATAGTCAGCTTCTAGATTCTTACCATATGTTGGGAAATTCAACCCATCAATTGGTATATTAAGAGAAACTGTTGAAGAAGGATTCAAAGTTGCATAAGAAACCGCAGTATTAATCAATGCAGCGTTTGATAGGTTTGTGATAATACCAGTATCGTTAGCTGTGATAGCACAAGGTGTTCTGAAATCTACAACATCTCTTAGATAAATTCTAGAACCAGTAGAAGCCACATAAAGCGGAATGTCTTTAGTTTGGATGGCGCTTGTATTAGCTGTATTAGCATCGTCAACGGGATAAGATTCAACAGTGAAGAATCCAACGCCAGCCGAAGTGTTAGCAGCAAAATAATCAAGTTCGACCAATAGATATGGGTAGCTAGACTGACTATAACTAGATTTAGCGTAAATATAAGCTAGACCGTAATGAGTGTCTTGCTGACCTGTATCATAACTGAAATTGGATGTTAGATCTACAGCAATGATACCATTAGCGTTTGTAAAGCTAGTAGTTGCTGAACCGTAAATTTTACGAACTCTATGAACGTCGCTGTAACCAAGGCACCATGGGCCCTTTGGATTTGTTGCAGTGTTTATCTTTACGTATCTATTTTTACGTATGGCCTTTGAGGCTGGGTTAGCAACAGTTCTCTGCATATTGAACGAAACTTCTACGCCTACTGTGGCGCTTGGGAATTCGCCAGAGTAAACATTGAAAGAAGTTGTATTTGTTACAGTAACGTATGCGTTTGGACCAACAGTTGATCTTGCAATCTGAAGAACTTTGCCCTTTGGATATCTCTTGTAATAAGTTTGACCAGCAGCATTTGCACCGAATGCAGCATCAACGTTAAGGAATGTAGCATTAGTTACACTTGTTACAGTTCTTACATCACTGGCACCAACTCTAATATTATCTCCTGGCTTGAAGTTTGTAGTAAAGGTAGTGCTAGAACCAACAACGTTTGTTGAGGTATTATATACTGTTACATTACCAGTTAGCGCAGAAGAATCTGCATTAGCTGAGAATGTAACAACAATTTCAGAAGCAGAAGAATCGGATAGAGTTGTATTTGAACCGTATGTTAATATGTCAGAACCACCAGCCTGAGAACCAGGAGCTCTAACAACAATCAGACCAGTACTCAACATTTGACATGAAGAGTTTGTGGTTCTATATGTGTAATCAGTGTTGATATTATTTCCAGCGTCTCTTAGGTTCTTAATACCAGGAACGCCGAAACTATAAAGTTGCATCTTATTCTGAGAATCAACAGTGCCATTAGAGACAACGTCGCCAACAGCCTTATTAGTTCCATCGTAATATATTGATTTGATCTGATTGATGCTGTATCCGCTCAATAGCTGAACATCAAATACATGTAACAAATATTCTGCAGAAGCAGAACCAACAACGCCTGCATTATATGTGAAACATCTAGCTTTAGCTGTCCCAATGTATGTTCCAGCTGGTGATACTGAAGAATAGGTTCTGTTTGTGACAGCTTGTTGAGCGGCAGAATATAATTTTACTGTCTGTGCTTTGTCTGTCAAAAATGTTCCTGCAACTTCTTTAAGAGCAAAGAAGCTACCATAATTGAAACTTATTATCTGTGATTTGTTAACGGTAGTGTCAACACCACGGCGCATATTAATATGAGCAGATTTTAATAGCTCAACTCTGTTACCCTGAGCATATCCTATGCCGGGGCTTACTCTGGCAAGAACATTATTAGAACTTGATGGAGCAATTTCGTTTCCAAGAACTGATGTTAGCGTATCAATGGTAAAGTTTTTAACAATATAGTTACCTGATTCTTCGTATGTTCTAGTGGCTAGAATATCACCAACAATAGAATAAACATTGACTGATGGATTTACTTTGGCAACCAAAGATCCATAATTGTAGAAAGCAATAGGGTTAAAATCTTCAGTTAATGATGCTTGTTCTTGTGATAGAGAAACTAGTTTTGGAACCAGTTTTAATCTATGAGCTCCAGGCGCATTTTCATTAGGATAACCAAGAGCGTTGTCTAGCAGACTAGTATCTTGGGTTTCAGTAACAATTTGTTCCACTAGAGTGAAACCAACTACGTTATTAGAAGCGTATGTATTGAAGTTGTTAACTAGGCCAAAAGTTTCTTCAGGAACTTTAATAAAGAAACCATTAATAAAGATAATACCATTACTGCAAGTAATACCATGAGCCTCGCCAGAAGTATATGTGTCAGTAAGAACGTTTGCCCAAGTATATACATTAGCAAGAGAAACATTACCTTGCGGTGTAACCTGATGAAAAGTAAGAAGTTCTCCATTAGAGAATACAGTCTCTCCGCCTTCGCCAGTATCAAGATACTTTAGATAAAGGATATTATTGTCTGGATAATTGCTAGAAAAACCAGCATTAGCATAAAGAACCTTGGCGGTCAAATTACTTGTAACACTGGTTGCAATCGCATTGATATATTCTGTAACGTCTAGGGTTGCTGTATTAGCAGAACCGTTTGAAGCAAAATCCATTAGACGAATATAAGGAACTTTTGGAAGATCTGTTACAGTACAACCTTTAACGACGTCTCCGCTTCTCCAAGCCCAGCTACCAAATGTTTCAATCTGATTCTGTAAAATAGTCTGTAGTTGTGTCAATTCTCTCGCTTGAACAGCAACAGAAGGACGAAACATAATACGATGATAATTTTTATCTACATTATAATCGTCGTAATATGGAGCTACGTTAAAATCAGTCTTTAATGGCATTATAAGTTCCTGTTATTAAATCTCAATAACCAGCTTAAAAGATTCTGTTTGAGAATTGGATCTATTTACGTTATTTATATCTTGGACGTATAACGGTTTTATGTCTTTGGCGTAAATAGAGCCATTATCAATAATGTCTATCTCAGAGCTTATAGAAGAATCGCTAGATAAAACATATTCCCCGTTTGTGAAAGTTTTGTCGCCTACGACCTTTATTCTTGACGTATTGGCAAAGGCTACGATGCCATAAGCATTACTAGTGTTTCCATAAACTCTATCTCCAACAGTGAACGAGACCGGATTCAATAGATTTGCGTCTAAAGTTTGACTAAATGTTGCAGAGGTATAGGCAACATTACTTTTGGCACCGTTAGCATATAGTCCATATGGATTTTTAATTATACCAACCTTGTTATACAAGATATTATCAGGAATAGTGCTGATCTCACTATTAGCAAAATGAAAATTGATACCTAATGCTTTTACATTTAGTTCTGAAACTGGGTCGGAACCATGTCCTCCTGGAGGAGGAACAATAGCATAAACATTAACACCAGAACCAACAGAAGATGTAATATATACATTAGCCCAAGAAACATCAGCGCCAATATCAAGCATTACAATATCGCTGATAGAATTAGTGGAAGTATTTACTAAACTATAAGCGGAAGGTTGTGTGCCTCCATCAGTAACAAACACAACTCTTGGGGAAATTTTATATTGTGTTGCTTCTGGGACGATATTGGTTGTATTAGCCTCGCCGTCTAAGTATATCCATTTACCTACACTATTAGAAACATAGTTTGAAATCTGGAATATCTGAGAAGTAGTTGCTGTAGTATTATAGATATAAATTGCACTATTAGTATAAAACCCAGAAGCATTACTTGCAGTGTTACCAACCTGAACAACAGTACTATTGGCAGAAAGAATGATTCCATCATGATAAGTGGAATATCCAGAACCAGCGTTTGATATAACTACTTTTTCTACACCACAGTAAACATTAGCATATAAAGAAGTTACACTATTTGCATATACTGGAGCATAATCGTTTGTAGAAAACATCTTATAAACTCTATATGGAACAGAGGTGATGTATTTCCAAACATATCCATCAGATGTTTCGAAAGAAGTTACTTGTGGTATAGAAGGTTTTACAGTAGAAGGGGAATTGTTAGCATTATCGATGCATTTATAAATGTCATAAGAACCGCCAGTATAATCTGGAGTGGATATTACATAAAATTTATTATTAGAATATAGATTTGCATCGTTGTTATCATACATTCTATAAACAACACCATTGGCCCAAATATTATTATCTATCAAAGGTGCAAAATTTGATATTATTAATTTTTTACCAAACAACATTAACCAATCTGATTCAAATTGGGTGTTATAATCGTCAGCAGTAGTGTTAGAAAGCGGTCCAACTCTTTCTATAGGATTAGAAGCGACAGCGTAATAATATGAAGTGTT